CAACCGAAGTGGTCGATGTCTGCGGGGCTGGGGATGTGTTCTTGGCCGCTCTGGTAGCCAAGCACCTTGACACGGATGATGTGGACGCTGCCATCCGTTTTGCCAACGAGAAAGCCGCCAAGTCCTGCACCTACATGGGGACGGTATGCGTATCCTGATTACGGGCTACAAGGGCTTCATTGGGCAGAACATGGTCAAGGCCTTGGCCGATCACAAGCTGTCGCTCTATGAGTGGGGTGAGCCTGACTACAAACTGTCTGGTCTGGATAGGGTGATTCACCTCGGGGCCATCTCAGATACCCGCTGCGATAACTGGTCTGCGCTAAGGCAGCAGAACGTGGACTTCACCACCGCCTTGATGGATCGTTGCCAGATGCACAGGGTTCCCCTACAGATTGCCTCGTCAGCTTCGGTGTACGGTTTAAACAACACCACGTTCAAGGAGTCCGACCCGGTAGCTCCAGCCAACATGTACGCTCGGTCAAAGGCTATGGTTGAGTCGTACTTTAAACAGATGCAGCCTGTGTCGCCAGTGCAGTTGTTTCGATACTTTAACGTCTACGGCCCCCACGAAGACCACAAGGGCGATCAAGCGTCCCCATTCCACAAGTTCAAGGAACAGGCCAAGACTGGGGTTATTCGGCTGTTTGAGGGCAGCGAGGAGTTTAAACGTGACTTTGTGCCAGTTCAAACCGTTATTGACATACACAGGGCGTTTTTCAACATACCCAAGTCAGGCATCTGGAACGTAGGTACTGGTAACGCCAGATCGTTCCTGTCCGTGGCCCAAGAGGTGGGTGGCCCGATTGTTGCCGTACCTATGCCTTCTGGATTAAAATCGTCCTATCAAAAATACACCCAAGCAAATCTTGAGCAATTGAACAAAGTTTTAGAAGCTCAGAATCTTTAAGGACTGACCATGGCTCTCGAAATTGACCCAGTTAAGTATGGCGTGCTGTGGCAAAAAGTCGAAGACTATGAGCGCCGCTTTGACGAGATGTCAAGGAAGATGGACAAGATGGAGAGCCAGCTTGAGCAGTTGGTTGGTCTTGCCAATCAGGGGCGCGGGGGCTTCTGGGCTGGGATGGTCATGGTCTCTGCCATCTCTTCCGTTGTAGGCTATCTTGCAAATTTTGTTCACGGGTCTAAGTAGCAACGAAATTGTAAAAACTTAAAGGCCGGTCATGATTGATGTCACCAAAGCCATTGGCGCAGTTGCTGCCAGTATTGCCGCGCTTGGCGGCGGTTACACCTTGGCCGACAAAATTGGGTGGTTTGACAGGGCCATCATTGAGTGGTCGCCACAGAATTTTAAAATTGTGGCAGAGGCTGGACAGCCTATCAACGTCACGGTTGCAAGAATAAAAAAACGGGACGACTGTTCTGTTGAGAGTTTTACGCCAAACATCCGTGATGCAGCAGGCATGGTGCATGAGGCGACCACCACCGCGAGTAAGTTCAGTGGCCCTGCTGGGCCAGACATTGATACGTTTACCTATCAACTCACAATGGTGCGAAAAGAAAAGATTGCACCCGGTAAAGCCACCTTGCTGGCGACCATCAAATACAAGTGTCCAGAGGGTGAGCGTATCGTTCAGTACCCTCGCCATGCAAATCTAAGTTTTGACTTGAAAGGCTAAATCATGTCTCCCATCACAGCACTATTAGAAGTCGGCTCCAAGCTCATCGACAAGTTTATACCTGATCCTGAAGCCAAGGCCAAGGCCCAGATGGACTTGGCAAAAATGGCGCAGGATGGCGAGTTGGCAAAGATGGCGAACGACACCAAGTTGTTTGAGGTCGAGCAGGAAAACACCACAGACCGCTGGCGCTCGGACATGGGCAGTGACTCATGGCTGTCCAAGAACATCCGCCCAATGGCTTTGATTGCTATCTTTGTGGCCTTCTTCCTGTTCACCATGATGTCTGCGTTTGGCTACAACGCGCAGGAGTCTTACGTCCAACTGCTGGGCCAGTGGGGGCAGATCATCTTCCTTGCCTACTTTGGTGGCCGTACGGTCGAGAAGCTGGCCGACATGAAGCTGGGTAAAAAATGAAGCTGACCGATCACTTTACCCTTGAGGAGTTGACTGCCACCAGCCACAGGCAGTTCGATAACACCCCCAACGATGCCGAGATGGCAAACCTTGTCCGATTGGCTGAGTTCTTGGAGAAGGTTAAGACCTATCTGGACGGCAAGCCAATCATGGTCAACAGCGCCTTCCGATCAAAACAAGTCAACGACAGCGTAGGCTCCAAAGACACCTCCCAGCACCGTTTGGGCTGCGCGGCTGACATCCGAGTACCAAGCATGGCGCCAGACGCCGTGGTGAGGGCTTTGGTGGCCTCCAAACTGCCTTTTGACCAGATCATCCGTGAGTTTGATGCTTGGACCCATATCAGCATCCCAAACAGCCCCGATGGGCCTCCACGCAGGCAGGCTCTGATTATTGACAAGCTCGGAACCCGCCCGTTCGTTTAATTGCCTTTCGTTTAAGCAGAGACTAAAATGACCTACAAACTTACAAGAGGTAATTGGTAATGACAGTCGCCGCCGTAATGACCTACGACTCGCTGGTCGAAAACGTTCAATCTTATTTGGAGCGAACTGACCCAGCGACTTTGGACAAAATCCCGCTGTTCATTATGCTGGCCGAGCAAACAATTGCCGCCCAGATCAAGTTCTTGGGCAACATGACCGTGCAGCAAAGCACCATGGTGCTTAACGCCAACGTGATCGACAAGCCAGCCCGCTGGCACAAAACGGTTTCCATGAACATCACGGTGGCGGGCAAGCGCCAGCCAGTGCTGCTTCGCAAGTACGAATACCTGCGCGAGTATTGGCCCAACCCAACGGCCTCAGATGTTCCCAAGTTTTACTGCGACTACGACTACACCCATTGGATGGTGGCCCCCACCCCCAATGATGACTACGTTTTTGAAGTGCTGTACTACGAGCGCCTCCAGCCTCTTGACTCTTCCAACCAGACCAACTGGTTCACCACTTACGCCCCGCAGGCGCTTTTGTATGGCACTTTGCTTCAGGCCATGCCGTTCCTGAAGAACGATGAACGAGTGCAGTTGTGGCAAGCCCTGTATCAGCAGTCCATGGATGTTCTGGTGGCGGAAGACAAACTTCGCGTGGCCGACCGTCAGGCGGTTGCGATTGACACATAAGGATCGATGATGAGTTACAACAGCCCCTTCACAGGTAATGTCATCCAACCAACGGATGTTTCGTACCGCTCGGTTACTCTGACAGCCAACACTCAACTAGAGTGGCCGCTCAACGGCAACGCTACGGATGACTTTGTCGCTCGGATCATGGACGTTACGGCCAGCGCTGGCCTGTCACTGTTCATGCCTCCAGCCAATCAAGCCTCAGTTGGAAATGACTCCCTGATTCGCAACGTTGGGGCCAATTCGTTTACGGTCAAGACTTTTGGCGGCACTTCGACCATCATCACTATTGCCCCGGGCGAGGCCAAGTACGTTTACATCAAGACCAACCCGACCGATCAGGGCACTTGGGGCAACATAGCTTTCGGCACGGGCACATCTGCGGCAGACGCGGCAAGCCTTGCTGGAGCTGGTTTGCTGGCTTCTGGCTCAACTCTGAACCAGAGCCATCCAGTAGGCTCAGTGACCGCTGCGTACACCTTCCTGACCACCGACAGGGCCAAGGTCATGATCTGGTCTGGTGGTACAACCAGCGTTACGCTGCCCTTGTCCTCTACGACTGGCGACAACTGGTTTACGCTGTTCAAAAACAACGGAACTGGCACGGTCACCATCGGTACCACAAGCGGTCAATTTATTGATGGCGCGGTTACCAAGTCGTTTGATCCGGGCGAGTCTGCGTTCATTGCATCCACGGGAACAGAGTACGTCACCGTTGGTTACGGCGTAAGCACCCAGTTTGAATTTGGTGTGCTCACCAAGCCTGTCGTAACTGGGACTTACACGCTGACAGCCAGCGAGGCCTCAAACACCATCCAGATTTACACCGGCACGCTTACGGGCAATGTGACGGTCATCGTTCCTCCAGTGGTTAACCTGTATGTCATCTCAAACCAGACGAGTGCAGGCGCCTTCACGCTGACGATCTCCACGGGCTCGGTTGGTGCGAATACCGCCACCGTTCCAGCATCGGGTCAGGCAACGCTTGTTTGCGATGCCACAAACGTTTTGAACGCCAACACCACCCAAGCTGGCGGTACAGCCTTCAGCCTCGTGAATGGCTCGGCCGCATCACCATCGCTTAATTTTGGCAACGAGACCAACACTGGTATCTATCGCCCCGGCGCTGGTCGCTTTGGCATTTCGGTGCTGGGCAACTTGGTCGTAGATGTTCAGGCCTCGGGGATAGCTGTTACTGGTTCTGGAAATTTCACTACCGGCATTTCTGGCGGGGTATTTTCGTGACCAAAAAAGTCTTTGCGCTCGACACCAAACCCGGCATCCAGCGGGATGGAACGCTGTTCGACAAAGAGTTTTATGTCGATGGGCAATGGGTCAGATTTCAGCGTGGTCGCCCTCGCAAGATTGGCGGCTATCGTCAGATCACAGACTCCCTTGCAGGCCCCTCACGGGGCATTTTCGTTGTTCCTCGTAGCAATTCCAACAACGTCTACAACGGGTACTCAGACGGATTGCAGGTTCTGCCGATTGACAACAACGGCATCGGTTCTGGCATCTCTGATGTC